TGTCAGTTCGCCCTTCCACGTCTCAACCTTGTACTTGCCACCCTGAACGTGGTTAGAGCCTGCACCAATGACTTGGGCACCCTTGCTCAGTAAGTCTATAGCAGGAAAGGCTTTAGAGCTTTTCGGGATCTTGATACTGGGATCTTTCTTGAAGAACAGGTGGCGTCCGCCGCTTGGAGAGAGGACAACCAGACCTGCCTGATCCCACACGTCTGGACCGCCAGCCTTGACGATCTGGTTCAGGCTCTCGTAGCCGTTTTCAGCACCATCGTGACAGTCGATATCAATGCAGCACATGTCCGCATCAAGCACGATGCCGTATCGGTGAAATTCATCCTCCTCAAAGTGAAGGTCACCACCATTCTCTTTCAGCCAGTCGTCAACGCGATCCTCGATGTCTGTCCAGCCCTTAATGGATGGACCCTTACTGTTGCCACGGATAGGCACGACACGGGGATTTAATTCACAGACTGCGGGGTCTATATCAAATGACATACTCTGCTCCTCTAGGGTAAATTGATGTAACACGCGAATCATACACTATATCATCGGCTGTGTCAAAGGCTTAATCCAGTTTTTTTAAGGCAGGTTATAATGATGCCATGACGCGAGGACGAAAACCATTAGCCACTTCAGTGGCCGAGTCGAATGGCTCTTACAAGAAGAATCCTGCACGCCGACCCACACATACTATTCTCGGCAGTGATGGCATCCCTGTAAAGCCCGACTTTGTTGAAATCGACGAGACAGCATCTGCTGTCTGGGATGAGACTGTAAATGTCCTCAAGGATTGCGGAATCCTCTCGCAGACTGACCTGCACCTATTGACTAATTACGTAGTCACGTACTCCGAGTGGAAGAAAGCAGCAATCTATGTCGCCAAGCATGGTCATGAGAACGAAGATGGAAAGACAAGTACACAAAGCGTTACCTTCCATAAGTTGGCTGACCGGCACTTAAAACTTCTCGGAGAATTGGGCCTATCCCCTTCGTCAAGGGCCAGACTCTCTGTTGCTACTAGCGACACAGGGAAGAAAGAAAAAGAGTCTATATCATCACTTCTGAAAGCGATGAAGGGCTCGTGATGGAGTTGTCACCTTGGGAACGCTACGCTCAGGCTGTCGAGTCTGGTGAGATTGTCGTTGGCAAGTACGTAAGATTGGCTGTGGAGAGATACCGCAGGGATCTAGAGCGTCAGGGCAGCGATGGCTTTCCATATCACTTCGACGAGAGCAAGGCAGCGGTTGTCTGCCAATGGTTCCCAGCGTGTCTTAGGCACTCGATTGGTAAGGACGCCAAGAACGAGTTTCACCTGTCCGACTGGCAGGCGTTCGGTATTGCCAACATATTCGGGTGGCAGCGTAACGATGGCAATGGCCGTAGGTTCCGCAGAGTATTCTGGACAATGGCAAGGAAGCAGGGTAAGTCCACGTTGGCGTCTGGCATAGCATTGTTCATGGCAGGGTTTGACTTCAACCCCTATACCAACGAGCCAGAGGGCCAAGCTCAAGTAATTATGGCTGCAACGAAGCGTGAGCAGAGCGAGAAGGTTATCTTCGCTGAGTGCCTCCGCATGCGTCACCAGAGCGACCTCCTGAGAGAGGGCAGCAATGTGGCCAATAAGATTATCACATTCGCACACAACGGTGGCAACATTCAAGCAGTTGGTTCTGACCGTCCCTTCGATGGCTTGAACCCCGCTCTTGTCTTGCTGGACGAGACCCATGCGTTCACCAAGGTCCACCGTAAGTTCCACAACACGATGATGACCGGATCTGGTTCTCGTGTTCAGCCTCTGACGATCACTACAACAACAGCGGGTGACGACCAGTCCCACATCTGGCTTGAGGAGATCAACTTCTCCAAGCAGATACTGGAAGAGTCAATCGAAGAAGAGTCGCTGTTCGCGTTGATATATGAGCTTGATGAAGATGATGACCCATTTGATGAAGACACATGGATCAAGGCTAACCCAAACCTTGGCGTGTCTATGGACATCGAGTTCCTTCGGTCGCAGATCAAGCCCGCACTGAGCAACCCGCAGGCACTCAATAGATTCAAGCGTTATCATGCTAACGTCCTTGTGAGTAGCACAGAGCGTATCTTCGACCTAGACGACTTCGACAAGTGCAAAGGCGAGATAAGCGACTGGGCTAGGACAGCAGAGGCAGTGGGCGGCGGAATTGACCTTGGAGGGCGTGACGACCTTGCAGCAGCGGCATTCGTTGCACGCTTCGACACAGGCGAGAGCGATGATGAGAGCAGACCCATCTACAGGTACGAGGGAAGAGTTTGGGCGTACATATCAAGAAACACAAACAGAAATCTGAATGAAGTTCCTTTCTGCAATTGGATCGACGCAGGGATGATTAAGGTGACTAACTCACCCATCACTGATCTCCAAGCGGACTTCGTTGACAACTACTGGGGCTACTATGCTTCAGATGCTGCAATTGACCCTTACCAAGCACAACAGTTTGGTGAGCAAGTAGAACAAGAGGGTGTGGTAATCGCGGCGATGCCACAAACCACCCGTCATTTCAATGAGCCGATCTCCGAGTTCAGGCAGGCACTGGCAGATGGAAGATTCACACACGATGGATCTCCCTTGCTGCGGTGGTGCCTGAGTAATGCAGTTGCAGTTCGGGATCGTTCAGACAGATGGATGATGGATAAAGCAAGCTCGTCGCAAAAAATTGACCCGTTAATTGCCCTACTTATGGCTTTCTCTCGTGCTATGCACGCCAAAGGTAGAAGCAATGGAGATGTATTCATCGTATGAGATTAGGAAAAGCATTCAAGGCTTTCTCGAACACACGTAACCCCAGCGAGTGGCTGATGGAAGCGTTTGGTATCAGGAAGTCCAAGACAGGCGTGAGCGTCACTGTGCAGTCAGCACTTGGCTTGGCTCCCGTCACCTATGCAGTAAACAAGATCAGTGGACACATTGCTCAGATGCCCATCGACATCTGCCAATACAACGCTGACGGGACTCGTCCCAAGCTGTACAACAACACATTCAGGCTCTTGAACAAGAAGCCTAACGAGATGATGACCGCGTACCAGTTTAAAGAGATCATGATGGTTCATGCTCTCATCGCTGGTAATGGTCGTGCATACATTCAGCGTAACAGCAATGGCACGCCTGTGGGTCTTATCCCGATCATGCCACAGAACTGTCAGACGATGTTGGTCGAAGGCCAGAAGTGGCACCTCGTCACGCAGGACAGCGGAACCACACAGGACGCTCTGCCCATCAAATTGAAGTCTGGCGAGTTCTACAAGATCCCCGACCGAGATGTCATGCACGTGATGAACACGTCTTACAATGGCATCTGGGGGATGCACGTGATTGATATGGCACGCGATGTGTTCGGCCTGACTCAGGCTGGACAAGAAGGTGCTGCGATCACGATTGCCAACAGCGGAAAGCCTGCACTGCTCTTGGAAGCTCCGCAGGGAATGTTTAGAAGCAACGAGGACGCCAAGTCTTTCCTTGACGCATTCAACAGCAAGCACGCTGGACTGGACAACAGTGGTCGTGCCGGACTCTTGCGTGATGGCATGAAGGCAACTACACTCCCTGTCTCTGCAAGCGATGCACAGTTCCTCGAGCAGCGTAACTTCCAGCGTGAAGAGATTGCACTGTTGTTCGGCCTTGAAAGCATCATGGGCGACGACAGTGGACAGACCTATCGCTCTATCTCTGAGCGTAACACGGCATACATCAACAACTGCCTTGGACGTTGGTTCGCAAAATGGACCGAAGAGATCGAGACAAAGTTGATGCCATACGGCAGCTTGGAGGCGAAGTTTGATACCACTCAGCTTATGCAGGGTGACCCAAATAGCTTGGCACAGTACACGCTGCAACTGAACCAGCAAGGTGTTGCAACAATCAACGAGATTCGCTTCATGCACGGACTTGATCCTCTTGATGGCGGCGACAAGTTGCCGCACGAGATGGCGTTGGAGATTGCAGAGGCATCTAAGCCAGAAGAGAACGAAGAAACTACCGAAGAACCTAAAGAAGAGAAGGAGTCCTCCGATGAGGCTTGAGACTAATCCAGAGAAGCAGACCATCGAGATGCGTGGACCCATTGGGGACTTCGACGGTGGCATTAGTGCAGACGACTTTCGCGATTGCCTGAAGGACCACGCTGGTGCTGACGTGACGATCCACCTTGACTCACAGGGCGGAAGCGTCTCTGATGGGCTTGCCATGTACAACGCGATCATGCAGCACGAGGGCGAAGTGACGATCCACATCGACACAATCGCTGCCTCGATTGCAACCGTCATCGCCTGTGCAGCAGACAAGGTCATTATCAACAGCAATGCCAAGTACATGATCCACCGATGCTGGACCGTGGCTATGGGCAACTGCAAGGACTTCCGAAGTACCGCAGATGTCATGGAGCTGATGGACAAGGACATCGCCGCCTCCTACTCCGAGCGAACAGGCAAGGATGAGCCAGAACTGCTTGCCATGATGGACGCAGAGACTTGGATGGATGCAGAAGAGGCTCTGGCTCAGGGCTTTGTTGACAGCATCTACAAGGTCGAGCGGAAGCAGAGGCCCAAGGCTGAAGCTGAACTACCAAAAGTACACGCTTTCTCGCCGCTGGCTGTCTCAGCCAAGGCAAAAGCTACTGCCAGACGGATGAAGATGAACCTGAAATAAGGCAGGCTATAATACTACCCGTCTGGGCAACTTAACTAAAAACTTACCTTTCACATGGAACTAACCATGCAAAGACTTCCTGAAATCGCTGCTCGCCTTGAGGCAATCAGTGTCGAGGTTGAGGCTCTTAGTGACGTTGCTCTCGAAGAGGGCAATGAGGCTGAAGCCACACTCGCCCAAATCGAAGCACTTGACTCTGAGTTCAATAACCTGAAAGCAGAACAAGAGCGTCTTGAGAAGGTTCAAGCTCGTATCGACGAGATTGTTGCTTCTCGCGTCAAGCCCGCTGATGCCCCCGTTGAGGCTGAAGCATCTATCGAACCTTCTATCCAAGAAACAGAGACTGAGAAAATGGACCTTATCCCTGCCGCTGCTAAGTACAACAAGTCGGGTGTTTTCGCTTCGAGCGACGATGCTTACACCGCTGGTAAATTCCTTCTCGCCACCGCTGGCGACCGCAAAGCCCAAAGCTACATGGCTGCACTGACTGGCGATGACGCCGGAACTGGTACAAATCCTGAGCTTGGTTCGTACACCGTTCCAACGCCTCTGGCTTCCGAGCTGATCAACTTGATCGAAGAGTACGGCGTCTGTCGTAACGTCTGCCGTCGAATCGTCATGGGTGCACCTACTTGGACCGTTCCTAAGTTGGCTGGACACGCAACTGTCTTTTACCCGAACGAAGCAGAAGCAATCACGGCTTCCGATCTGACCTTCGCACAAGTTTCACTGACGGCACAGAAAATGGCCGGTCTTGTGAAGATGAGCACCGAGATCAGCGAAGACAGCTTGATCAGCATGACTGACACTATCGTTCGTGACTTGGCTTGGTCGTTCGCCAAAGCTGAAGACAACGCATTGTTCAGCGGCCACGCTTCCCTGTACGCTGACGGAATCGAAGGCGATAGCGACATTGCCAACTACGACCGTGCTGGTGCATTGGCAACTGTTGGTGACCTTGCAATCACCGACCTGACGGCTGCTGTTGTTGCTGCTGGTCAAGAGCGTGGCCTGAACCACCAGTGGTACATGAGCCCAACGCTTTGGAACGGTCAAGTCCGCGACATCCTCAATGCAGCCGGTGGCAACAGCCAAGCTGACTTGGTTGCTGGCGTTCGCCCAACCTTGCTTGGATACCCAGTGAACTTGGTCAACGCAATGAAAGGTGCTGGTGCAAACTCAAGCGGCGACCTGCTTTGCGTCTTCGGTGACCTTGGCGTTTCTCACTACTTCGGTGATCGTCGTAGCTTGAACTTCCGCGTTCTCAACGAGTTGTTCGCAGTGAATGACCAAGTTGGCGTTATCTGCACTCAGCGTATCGCGTTGAAGTCGGCTAACCCAGAAGTCCTTAGCAAAATCACTCTTGCGTAATTAACGTGAAAGTAAGATTTGTAAAACCATGCCCCCGACTCAATCACGAGTCGGGGGCTGTTGTGGTTCTGGAAAACTTAGGTATAGCCAGAACCTTGATCTCTTTAGACATTTGTGAGGAAGTTAAAGATGCAAAAACCAGACTGGACTCTGACAAGAACGTCAAACCCAAGCGGTCTAGCAGTAAGCCTCGACGAAGCAAAAAATCATCTTAGAGTTTCTGGCTCAGGCCAAGACACTGAGATCACATTGCTCGTGCAAGCGTCTACCGAGAAACTAGAACGTGACATTAACCGCTCTATCCTCCAAGCGACTTGGCAGCAGGCAATGGCCTGCTTTCCAGCAGAGGGTTACCCCATCGAGTTGATGGTCAAGCCAGCAACACTTGTCAGTTCGATCACGTATGTTGATTCAGACAGCGTGACACAGACGTTGGACCCAAGCAGCTACTCTTTCTCCGCTGGGAGGCAGGTAGTGTTCAACGAGTCCGACAGCCTTTGGCCTGAAGTCAAGGCAGCAACACGCAGCGACAAGGTGTTTGTGAACTTCACTTGTGGAGTGGCAGACAGTGACTGTGTGAACCCACTTATCAAACAAGCTATCTTGCTTGAGACTGGGCGTGCCTACTTTGACCCAGCCCAAGAGAATCAGTCAAACAGCGATAATGGCAAGACTTACGAGATGCTTGTCCGAAAACTCTTGAGCGAGAAGTATGTCTAAGTTAACTGGATTTAACCGCAAGCGAATCGGACGCCGCAACTATCAAGCTCTGATCGAGTCCCCTCCAACGGCACTCGACGAGTATGGGCAGCGTTCTTACACCACGGGATCATGGACCACTGTGATCGACGGTTGGTGGTGCGAGCTTGTGGATCTTGGTGGAGGGGAAATCCTCGATGGTGTGCAGACAAAAGAAAGCACCCAGAAGGTAGCAATCGGGGATTCCCCTGCCATCAAAGGTTCGATCAACTCACAGTGCAGGGCCACAATAGACGGCGTTGTCTACGGTATTGTCTCTGTTCGTGACGTTGCCGGTGACAACAGGTCTCTAAGGGTTGAGATGAGAGCGACTGAATGAGCGTAATGAAGAAAATCTCCGCTCGTGCTACTAATAACCTGAGTGGAAGATCGAAAAGCCCAACTGCGTCAATAAGCCAGACAACTTTTGGCGAGGACATGATGAGTCTTGTCGAGGACTTGAACAGCAGGCAATTGCAGCAAGCCTCCAAGCGTCTGTCGAAGATAATGCGTGATGAGACAGTGAAGATGCTAAAGAGGGGTTCGTCAGCAGAGCGTGTTGGCAGATCTCAGTACAACAAGAAGACGAGAGGCAAGGACTGGAACAAGGGGGCTAGGGTCACAAAGGATGGTGTTGGCTACCTTGAAGATGGTTGGTATGGCGAGGTCTTGAGGAGAAGGGGAACCGACAAGAAAACCATGGCATACAACGGTGGTGACACCAAAAGCGGTGGCGGAAACAGAGGTATCATAACAAGGACACAAAAGAGGACGGGGAAAGGTTGGGTATCGGTCACTGGGCCAAGATACGGTCAAGACGACAAGGACAACAGCAAGTACGGTTACAACTACGCACACACGCTGGAGTTCGGTGCTGCACATAAGGCATGGGGACACAATGCAAAGCCCCTGAAGGCAAGACCTTTCATGAAACCTGCCGCAGCAATGGCATACTCAAGACAAAACTCACTACTGAAGCACCTACTCGTTAAATGGGGAACAGGGGCATGAGAATAGCACCACAAATAATCAAACAACTCAAAGACGACACAGCAGTCTCAACTATTGTTGGGACGCAGGTGTTCGCAGACTATCCACCACAGGGCGTAGACGAGCCATTTGTGGTGATGACAATTACAAGTACAATCGCACACGGGACAGTGAGTAACTGCCAAGTGCGTGCGTACTCTGCTCGTATCACAATAGACATCGTTTCCGAGACACGTGCCCAGACAGAAGTGTGTATCGAAGCGATTGAAGATGTGTTAGATGGCTTCAGTTCGACTGATGCCAGCTTCCCCATTCAGGGCATCACCGTTGACGGTGGCATCCACTGGGAAGTCCTGAACCCTAAAGATGGTTCAGACCAGAGAGCCTTTGTTTGCTCTCAAGATTTTCAAGTTCACTATCGACGAGTCCTATAGACAGGAATAAAAAAGAAATGTCAAACATTCAAGGTACAACGGGACAGGGGACAACTGTCACCCTCACCAGCGGGGCGTCAGTTGTCTGTGCCCGCTCGATCACCCTTCCAACGTGGTCAATGGAGTCCATCGATGCATCGTGCCTCAGCGATACTGGATTCAGCAAGAAGATTGCTGGAGACCTTGTGGACGCTGGCAGCGTTCAAGTGACCGTTGTTTTTGGTGCGAATGATAGCCCCTTGTCGCCAGATGGCGTACAAGATACGCTGACGATCCTCTTGCCAAAGTACGATGACAACGGAACAGAGAAGCAGGGATCACTCACTGGGACGGGCTTCATTAGCGAAGTAACCCTTCCGAGCATCGAAATCGGTGGGCTGCTGGAGCAGACCTTCACCTTCGTTTACGATGGTGAAACGGGACCTGTCTACGCATCAGTACTCGTATCGTAAAATAACAGATATCAGGAGACGCCCGAAATGAATGTTAAGTTAGTACCGCACATCGGAACAAACGTCATCACAAGAAAAGAAGAGTGCTTTCAGCAATACTTCGTCTTTGAAGGGCATCCAGATAAGATGAAGCTCGTTGGATTGATTGGATGGAATGAAGGCAGCAAGCTGTTGTTCACAAGTCCAATTGATCCAATTAGCGAAGACAAGATCAGGGCAGAGGTTTCACGCCAGATGTCAATCGAAGCTGAATACGTAAGCTGCCCAGATATACCAGAAGAATTACTCCACCCACCAGAAGAAAGTTATTTTGATGAGTTTAACGAAAGCGACTTTACTTAAAGCAGCAGCTATCTCCAAGCCCGAGATTCTCGGTGAGTTCTTTGGAGAGACCGTCTACGTCAAGCCCGTGAGTGAGCTACAACGCTCACGACGAATGGCACAGATGTACGACATGAAGAAAGAGAAGATGCGAACGGACGCACTCCAGCGTGCAAGATGCCTTACAATCGTCGACCATCTCTGCGATGAAGAAGGTGCTGCACTGTTCACTGAGAAAGACATCAACGACATCATGGCACTTGACGCAATGAAGCTGGATGTCCTCATCGGTGCTATCGAGGAGTGGGCAGATCAACGCGAGGGAAAGCAAAAGGGCAAATAGAGAAACTCAAGGGAGAGATAAGCTGCAACGCAAGGTTGCAGCATGTCTTCTCTATTTGCAAGGACCTCGGGATTGATGACCCAATCTACTGGATGAATAACACTAAGCCAGTCGTTATTGACTGGTGGATTGCCTATAACTCTCATTGCCACGACATGGAAAAAGAGGCTTACGAGAACACGGGCAAAAACAAAGAGATGGACCCTGCCGAAGCAGGAGAATATCTAAGCAACCTAGTGAGACAAAGAAATGGCTAAAAATAGCAGAGTCGGTTCACTTTACTACGAGATCATTCTGGACCCCAATAAATTTGCTAAGGGGGCCACTAGGGTTACGGCTGAACAGAAGAAGATGGCTGATATCATCAAGCGTGAACAAAAGGCTGTCGAAAAAAGCATGACCAACAAGGATAGGCTTGAAAAAGAAAAGAAGTTTATCCGAGAGATGGTCATGGCTCGTAAGATCAGCGTTCAGGAGGGCATTCAACTGACCAGAATGGCTAAGGTTGAATACATCCGACAAGAGAAGAAAAGAACCAAAGCTCTGCTGATTGAGATCAACAAGAGACGCAAGCTGCGTGGAATGGAGTTCCGGCCTACTACGCCGATTTCTGCGAAAACTGTTGGGCCTGTGTTTGGGATGGCAAACCCCCAAAACAAGAAAGCATATAAGGAGATGGGAGGCATCGTAGAAGATATGACATCTGAGCTTGGAAAGCTCACCATGAAGCTATTCCCCCTGTTTGTTGGCTTCCAGTTGTTCAAGAAGAACCTTCATGCGATATTCGGGACCTTGGTGAGCTTCACAAAGGCTGCGGACAAGAAAGCAACGGCGTTGCGAACATTAACGTCTCTCTATAACGGAAACGAAGAAGTTGCTAGGGGTTTGCGTCGAGAACTGGAGGAATACTCCCAGCGAACCGCCTTCAGTGTTGATGACACAATGGCACTTGCTGTCCAACTGCGTGCCCTTGGGTTCAGTGCAAAAGAAACAGTCACGTCTATCAAGCAGTTTGGTAGGCTCTCTTTTGGCGATCCAGCCAAGATGAAGTTGGTCGCCAAGGCTTATAGCGATGTGAAGGCACAAGGCAAGCTGATGGCAACCGAGGTTAGGCAGTTTGCTAACCAAGGTGTCCCGCTGCTCCTTCAGTTGCAGAGACAGATGGGACTCTCTGCACAACAGGTCAAGGACCAGATGAAGGCTGGCATGATTGGTTTCGGGGAGGTAGATAAGGCTGTCAAGGCAATAGCAGAGAGGTTCGGTGCTATCGACGAAGCTGGTCTACTGACATTCACTGGGCAGATGGAAGCCGCCAGTGAGGCTGCTGAAAGATTGAAAGCAAGTATTGCTGAAATCTCTGGGGTCAATGATGACATGAAGGTGATGGCGATCACACTGAATAAGATGCTTGACGCACTGAACAGGTCAGCAGGTAAGGCAGAGGACAACAAGTTCAGTGCCCTCAAGATTGCTCTCGACAGCATGAGGGGGATAGCAAGTTCGGCCATCAGAACCTTGCCTGTAATTAAAAATATTGCGTTCCTTTATGATAACACTATCAGTCCAGCGGTCTCTGTTTATGCAGCTAGGATGAAAAAAGCTGCCGATCAGGAAGAAAAGGCAGCTAATCTTGCCAAGATGAGAGCCGAGCAGGAGCAGAAGGCTGCTGAAGCAATAACAAAGGCAGACCAACGTGCGGAAGATCAAGCGAAGAAGGCTGAGGAGTTTGCTAAGAAAAGAATGGAGATGCTTGAACTTCAGATGGCAAAAAGGAAAGCTCTGGAGACTGGCGACAGCTCAGAGCTGGAGAAGCTGGAGAAGAAACTTGAGTTCCAGAAGATGGAACTTGAGATGATCGAGAAGTATGGAGAGTCAGCAGGAAGAAGGATTGCACAAGAAGAGAGGCAGTTGCAACTCTTGGAGGCAAAAGCAGAGAAGCAGAAGAAGATCAATGACCTTGTCAAGAAAATGGATGATCTGGACAAAAAGGACGCTGATCGAAGGAAGAAGGTCACCGAAGATGCACTCAACATTAAGCTACCCACAGAGATGAAGCAGAACAGTGTCGAGGAGTGGGTCTACATGAAGGAGCTTAGGGACCAGCAAGCACGCGAGAGGAGAGAGGACGAGAGGCATCAGGAGAGGCTCCGAGAAGAGAAACGAAATGTTCAGGATTTGATTATCGGGATTGCTAACGCAGTCAGCGGCGGACCATCACAAATGAATTTAGTATAGGATTTTCAAAATGGCTCTTACATACGATGTCTGTCAGCTTAGGGACACAACCTACACTGCCAGTGCAAATAACAGCGAAGGTCAGAAGTCTACACAGACGACACTCACGAAGAAGTTTCTCGTAAAGGTCACTGACCCAGCAGACAACAACTTTGGTCCCTCTAGTGTAACTGACTATCATGTTGCACTTGCTGATGGCATACCTATCGTCAACTACCACACTTGGTACGACGAGACAACAGGAGTTGTTGTGCCGATGGCAGTGTGCAAAAGCAAGAGCGTCAGAAGGCTGAAGGAGAACGGAACCGTCTTTGAGGTGACATGCACATTCCAAACAGAAGGCGGGAAACAATCTCAGGGCGTCGAGGGTGGGGCTGGTGGTGCCCCAGAGCCTCAGAAGGCTGAAGACATCGAGGATGCAGATGACATCACTCCAGTTTGGACAAGGTCGGTCACAGGAAGGGACATCGTTCTCTATAGTGCCGTAGCATACGATTCCTCCGACACTGCGTTGGCACTGGCTGGACAGTACGCTGATGGTTCACCCAAGCCCATCCCAACCCGATACCTTCCTGTTGACAACAATTCACGAGTGACAGCTGGCAAACCAAATCTGGAGTTGAGAAACGAGATCAATCAGCCGATCACGTACAAGCAGCCAATGTTAAACCTGACCATAACTCAATTTGAGGGTAATGTCACGGACGCAAACCTGCTGTCAAGATGCTACGCTGTGAACCTAACTGACTGGGACACCGGCTCTGACCCTGCTGACCCCACCTACGTCAAGAAGTCTGCAATGATAAAGTCAATCAATGCTGTCAAGCAGAGCGTGACTGTTAAGAAGGCTGGGGGTGGGGTCGAGCAGAAGGAGATGTACAGAGTCACGTACACAATACTGATTGACAACTACACTGTACGGAACAGCACAGGTTCATTGTTTGTCGGACACGCAGCCGCTGTCCCAATGATAGGGCACTACTGCGAGAACCCAGATTTAGAAGGTCAGGCAAAGCAGTTCACTCACTCAAAGGCTGGCATTGGCACAGTTGGTCTGGTTGACTTCCAAGGCGTGGCGAAAACCAATCAGGATGACAGTCCAGACTATGTCAGGTATGACACGGTAGCAGAAATAGAGTTCTCCGACTTCTTACAGGAACGCCCATAATGTCAGGATACGCATTCAGCAGCGAACAGGTTGCACTGTTCCTAAGAGACTACGCACACTCAAGGGGTGCTGGTCTTGGCGTAGAGGTCTCTGCACTAGGCAGGGAGGTCATTACAGTCAAGGCACCCTCTTCCTCAATCCCTGCGATAGACGGGACAACGATAAGCTCTGGTCTTTGCACTAGGGCATACATCGACGGTGACGAGCTTGGGGAAGTCGAGAGCATTGAGTTGCCAGTCCTCAATATGTCTGGCGGAGACATAGAAGCAGATTCGTTCTTCCAAGCAGCAAAGATCGGGATCGACTGGGTAGCAATATCTGGTGGCGGCGGCTCAAGTGTCTGTCAGGTGTTGGCTAATTCAGAGATAACGGCAGCTAGCGGTACAACCTTGGGGCAGGGGCTAGGAAACAAGCTGAAGCTATCTAACGATGCTTCACAGTTGATATCAGATGGCACAGAGCTAAACATCAGGAACCCATGGGAAGAAGCTATAGCATCTGGTTCTATGATGACGTGCTACTCAAGCAACGCATACTATATAGTGATTCAGGTATCCTGCCCAGAAGAAGATGACACCGAAACCCCAGAGACCCCATAATGAGTACAGGAATGAAGTGGAGAGGCATCGGTTGCCCGAAGTGTGGATGCAATGGCACAGAGCCAGTTGGTTGCCCTTGCCAGTTTCCATCATTCGGCTGGAGTTCTGGGTGCCACCCCATTGGAGGAACCGACAGTGTCAATCCCATATCCAGTTTCTCGTCATACGCACTCTCTGGACCATCTAGTCAGGTGGGGGAAGGGCTGGAGGTCACTCAGTCAGGGGACAGCTTCTGGGTCACGTCAAGCGATATGTTCGGTGACACAGGAACCTCGGTTCTAGGTGAGGCCAACGTGACCGGCCCAGCTATCGCGATCCCAGTGTCATGGGCATCTGGTACTGGGACAGGTGTTGCTATCCTTGGCAGGCACTTCACGCAAACTTTCCCAGCCAACACTGGGCCAGATGAGGTCACCCAGCCCACCTCGCCAGATACACAAATTTACGCTCTGGCTCTCTTGAGTGGCGGACAAAACTTTGACTTCTTTCTCATTACCAATGGCGGATCGTTGATAGAGGCAGACAAGTGTGACGGTCAGGTAACTGCCTTCACTCTTGGCTTAAGAGCTGCGGATGCCAACGGAATTATCGGTTGCATAACTGATCAATACACAACTTGGACGGCAAATGACTGGAGGGGCTGCAACTGCGTGACTAATCCAAGTGGCACAACGGGGTGTTGCTTATGGCAGGATGGGACAGGGGTCCAGAGGGTTGACAGCTTCTACTACGACGACGATGGCTGTCGTCGTGGTATTGTCAGCAGGATCGCTGAGTGTGACCTGAAGTCTGGGGTGTGGAATCAAGATGTGATGTGTCCACCAACTGGCTGTTGTGTACTTGCAAGCGGTCAGCAAATTGAGGACACCACTCTTGGCTACTGCCAGAGCATCAATGGTGCTTGGTTGATCGGGGCATGTGGAGAAGGTGGCTGCTGTGTAATAGACGGTGAGCCAGATATTGAGGTTGCCAATCTTGCTGAATGCTCAGACTTGGGAGGGACATTCACTCAGGGTGCAGAGTGCAACACGGCAACAGGGTGGTGCATAGACAGCACAACTGGAGAGGTGACCGCCGGTGTTGAAGAAGATGTTTGCGAAGGTACTTGGACAACCATTGAGCCTACATATGGTTGCTGCACAATAGCTGGGGTCTCTAGCGAGAATATCGAAGAGCAGTTCTGCTTAGTCTCTGGGGGCACGTTTGTGGAAGGCGACTGCCCCATTGAGGCAATTGACCCAACTCTACCTATCAGGGTTATTCTTAACTCAGCAACCCTCGACGGACCCGACCCTGATCTGAACTGCACAAACAACTTTGAGTTGATAATATACACCAATCCTATCACCGGAAGCTACACAACATCCCTCACAAAGTCTGTTGACTTTGACACATACGATGGTGCAATTCTCGGTGACGGAGTATATGCCAGTCAGTATAGTGGATACACCCTACTCGGACTGGGTACAAAGATGTCCATCAACTTCCTTGCAAATGATGAGTACGAGATAGAGATGACAATCCTGTGGTCCTATCAGGCTAACTTGGCTTCACCCAGCAAGGACTACGGGCTGCTGTGCAAGACTAACCCGATCAGCATGTCAGGGATGGGTAACTGCCCCTCTCTCACACTCACCGGATCGTTTGATTCTGTAGCAGATATCGCTGGGAAAGAGCCATTTGCTCAAAGCTGCAACAACCTTACCGCATCTGACCTAGTTGGGTCATACAACATCACCTTGGAGTGCCAACCATGAGCGAGAAAGTAGGAACTGAATTATCAAAGCTGATCCCAGACTGGGCTGTCCAGTTCAAGGCAGGATGTGGCTGCAAGAACATGGTAAACCACATGGACAAGTGGGGAGTGGAGGGATGTATCAAGAACAAGAACTTCATCCTTGCACACCTGATGTCACAGTCGGATCGACTGATACCTGTGTTCAGAATGGTACCTGATTCTATCAAGAAGATCGGGGCACAGAAGCTCCTCAAGAAAGCCATCATGAACGCCAAGGCTAACGCATAAAAAAACCCCCTCCCCCCACGAGGCACAGCGTGAGAGAAAGGGGGAGGGGCGGTCGGATCTGTTGTCTACTTGTGTCCAGACACGAGAGAGTCAAACTCTTCTCGTTGTCTGTCGCTCATTGACAGGTACTGCTTGTAGAGTCTCTGTGCAATAGTCAGTTTAGGTGCAGGCTTCTTCACCTTTGGCTTGTCAATGCTCTTGATAAACTCATCGACATTGCCTGAGCGAACTTCCTTTGCTGCTCTGCTTACCGCAACCTTTCCTGACGCAATCAATGGCTCAAGTCTTTTGTCTGCCTTGAGTGCTGTCTGGGCATCACTGACTGTCCTGCCAGATACTCCAGTCTGCTTCGCAGCAATGTCTCTGGCATCGCCTTTTGCTTCCGGCAAATTTGCCGGAAGCTGAGTTCTGCCATTCATTACTGACTGTCTCTTCTTCGCATCAGCAGCAGCAAGGTCAGCGATCTTCGCGGCAGTGATTGCCAACTCGCCTTTGGTCATTATCCTTCGGCAGTTATTCTTGCGATTAACATACGTCATGATCTGGCCAAACTCTCTCGGCCCCCCGTGGTCGATTCTCTTGGACATTGTCCAGTTGACAAACTTTCCAGTCTCGACTGCCGCTTTCATTCTGTTTCGCCCATCAATGACAAGTCCACAGTGAATGACGATTGGATCTTTGATCCCATTCTCTGCAATGTCACGCTTGAGTGCGTCCCATGCTGCAACCGCCTCGTCAGATGTCTGGTCGCACATCATCGGGTAAGCATCTGCAAGCGGATGGATGCCTATCGTTCCACCCTGTATCTTTCTGTCAAATTCAGTTGCCATTGTTTTTCTCCAGTTGCGTTTTAATGAAGGCGGGTTCTTATAGTATAACCGCCATTGACTAAGTGTCAACAAGGTCGATCTAGAAGCTGAGTGAACCCTTGAACCAATCTGGGATGCATCGGTGTTTCTTGCCGATTCTCTTCAGTTTTGGGTTCTCGATTGCAGCAAGCAGGTATGCCAGAGCAACCTTCTTGTGTCCCTGCTGGCTAAGTTCATTGCGATTGCAATATCGTATCACTGCCTTGACTGATTCACACGGTGCTGGCGGTGACGGGTCATTGAAGTATGACACTATCTCCATTGCCTGCTCAGTGTCTCTGCCAGCCAACTCCAGCCCTAGTGCCGCAATCTGTGCAACCTTCTGGCTGGGGACATCCTCGCATGGAGGAATAGAGTTGAACAGGTCAGAAACGTAGTCAGTGCCCAACTCCTTCAGCAATTTGTCCGCATACAGCTTCTTCTTGTCCTTTCCATGACCAAAGCAGATTGCCGCCAAGATGTCTAGGGTCTTTGCGTGCTTCTCTTTGATGTCGTGTCCATTGGCCTTCAGGAAATCATGCAACTTCCTCGCGACCCCAGTGTCAGCAGCAGCAGATCGGTATGTACCCTCGGGCACACACTCGAACCTCAGCACAGCACCATCGGAACCGGCAGTTTCCGCTATCCCTGAAAGAACGTGGAACCCATCCTCCCGCAAGCCAAGTGGGTTCATCGACACTGTCCGAAGGTACTTGTCAAACTCGCCAGACTCGACTGCGTCCTTGAACCGCTTCACGTTGGATGGCTTTGTGTCGCGACAGTTCTCTGATAGGGAAAGCAGTTCTTTTGCAGCATCTGGAGTCACGCAAGCAAAGAGGAGGCGATCCATGTCGCCAGTCTTTGCCCACTTGACAATTCTCCCTGCAACGTCTGTACCAGCGAGTGGCGAGTCAGATGTACCGTTCCCAGTGTTCTTACTAAATCTCATAGTTTGCTCCTAAGCGAAAAAACACACCAGAGCGAAATTGCTCTGATGTGATAAAGATACACCTCACAGGAGGCGATGTCAATAGGTTAATTAAAATTTTTACTTGACGCCACGGTTGGTGACTGGCATCACCTCACAATAGGCGTGTGTACCGTCCAGAACGACTCCCATGCCGATGATGGGGCGTTTGGTGTACTTCTTGCCGTACTTCTGCATGAGGTGCGTAGGATCGCACAGGGAGCCTGCTGACATGCCAAAGATACGCATTGCATCACAGGCGTACCAGTTCACGCCAAATGCAGCGTGGAAGTGTCCAATGACTGTGGACTGCATAGCCTGCTTGGCTTGAGTCACAGCAGGAGTCTGCCCACCTGCACCAGCATCACCGTGACGATAGGCTACTCCGTCCACCAGAACGGTCCCGTAACGCTCTGTGACCTTCCAGTTGTCTGGCATACCAAAGATGTCCTTAATGGGCTTCAGCCACTCGCAGGGGATCTCTGCGTCCACAGCCTTGCGGCAGATGAGATCATCGTGGTTGCCTACCAAGAAGTCTACTTCACCACTTGAGAAGTGGTCATAGAATGGCTGGAGTTGCTCCATTGCCTCGTCCACTTCGTCGATGATACGCTTGGTCCCTAATTCCTTCTGGTGGTAGGACATAGCGTGCAAGTCAAACGCATCTCCAAGGAACACAGTACGATCTGTCTGCCACTCATCCTGAATCTGCCTGACGAAATCAAACGCCTTCGGATGGACTGCTGGTGCGTGAAGATCTGGCACCACTAAAACTCTTGAACCCTTACTCATACTTCTGCTCCAAAAACGCGAACCAAGACGTGGGACTCGGCAGAACGTTCCGCCGACTGAGTTCCCAACGCCCACAGTATACACTTGATGTTATCATCTGTCAACAGCTTAGTTTCCACCAAGCTATCCACAAGCTGCTTGGCTGACCCCCTAAGCACAGAATCTGCATCCCAGTGACGCTCACGTGGACCTAAGACCCTGTGTACCTCTATTCCCACCTTCTGAGCCATTGGCTCGCCTTCTAGTACGTTCGCAAGGAAGTCATGGTAGTCAAACATGCAGCCAGTCTCTGTCTCTACTTCGGCTGTCTCTAGTGCCTTCATCCACTTCTTTCTTTCAGAATGTGATGACGACCAGTGTTTTGTCTGACCATTGTTGTTATTTTTCAGCTTGTGATTCACCTTTACAGTGAACAGTAATTTGCTCGTGTCAATCATTCTTGTCCTCGGTCTGCTTGATACGTATCATCTTGTCTTCTCGGCAAGATTGAAGCAACTTGTCCAGAAGACAAGATGATAACATATCTGAACGGATAAGTCAAAACCTTTAGATCGCTTTGTTTTGGAGCCACGTTATTTACGGGGTAAAAAAGAAATCCCAAAAAAACTCAATGTTGCGTTTGACATGGCCGATGAGACCTGTACAATGGGGGCATGACACAAACAACCCACCTCCCAGCAAAGGAACCTCCCATGTTATCAGATGACCAACTCGCCCGTGTTCGATTCGCCTACCGTGTATGGTCCACAGGAAACACATACGGGGCACCAGCAGCCGCTGTAAGGGCCGCACACGACCTGATTGACCAACTTGCCCTCGAAGGCGGTCCAACGTCACAGGAGGCGTTTACGAAGCTCGCGAAAGAAATTCTGCGAAAAACAGAAAATTGATTAAATTCGGCTTGACCCTCCTGCCGATATCTGTAAAATGGAAGGGTAACGCAGAAACAACTTACCTCCCACAAAGGAACTTAAGATGACAAAAGATACACTCCTCCAAGCGTTCTACTCTATCCGAGGCGTCGAGTTCGTCGAGCATGAGATCAGAGGAAATTCAGACAATCGAGTAATTTGGTTCAGCGTAGGGGTTGACGGCGGACGCTTCGAGGCGTTATGCTTGAACCAAGACGAGCTTGATGAGCTTATCGACATTGTTGACGTTTACCAGACCAAGGCGATCTGCAACAAGAAACGCAAGGTCAAAGTCAAATTCACACCATGTAACTAGGAGATACTGAGATGTCAGCAGCACACCTCCAGAACTATCACCATCCCGTGAACCACAATGCACGTGTTGAGTCGCTCATTAAGCACTTCAACATTAAGTTGCAGAAGGCTCACGGTGAGCGTGGCGAGATCATCGCCAGAGAAGACGAGGGCGAGAAGCTCTGCTTTGCAGACGAAGCTCGATGCAGCGACCTGTACTTGCAGATTGCAGACTTATCGCGTACACTAGAACAACTTGAGAACCTTATCCTTCCATTGGAGAACTAATTATGACTAAGGCACACAACGGCTTTGCAGCAGGCGGCGTTCAGGCACACAGTGCTGGCGACGACTTCCCAATCACCCACCACTGCGTAGGTGGCTACCCAAGAGGTGATGGGAAGGCTTACTGGGTGGTCTCTCATCCATGTGGCACCAAGCGTAGGTGTTGGCAGGTCTGGATGCGTGACGAGGTCATCGCTGCTTTCAAAGAAGCAGATGAGGCAATCAAGGGCTTGGACTGCAATGTAGTGTCAGAGCGTATCGCCTTCGAGCTTGCACTGGATGCACTTGAGCGTAAAGGTCGCTGGATCGGTTTCGCGTTACCAAGCAAGGTGAACTAATGGACCCACACACTCAGGCAATTCTAGTGCTGAATGGACTGGTCATCCTTTCAGCCGTGGCGGTGGTTGCATGGTGCATCCACACAGACGACCGATACATGGACACATGGAGAGACGAAGATGAGTTACGTAGCAAGTAGCGAACTGGGTTTCATAATTGACCAAATTAAATCAGAGAAAAGGACAGGTGTTAAGCGATGATAACAAAGCAAGCCAAAGACATTGACGAAGCTGTGAAGCTGTACGAGTGGCTGCGTCCCGATGCTTCCCAGCGTGCTAGAAGGCGATTCTTCGGGCAAGCCTCTAGGCACTTCCAGTACGACTACCAAGGCTCACGAGGGCTGGCACTCGTTGGCTATGAAGACTGTGAGTGTGTCAACACGATCATCTTCGACGACTTCCAAGACGAGGAGCTAGGAAAAGAGGTTTGTTTCAGCGTCACTGTGCTGACCGAAAACGGACCTGAACGCTTTGACAGCGACGAGGCTCTCGGCTATAATACGTTCATACAGGCAGCACCTCACCGCGAGGAACTGCAAGCAGCGATCATTAACGTACACTTGGAACAAAAGAGGAGCGAACAGTGCGAAGAATAGACAGCAAGACAAAGGAAGCGATCTTCTGGACACGGGCACAGGTTGTTTATATCAATGAGAGGCAAGAGGCTCAGGTTCTGGGTCTCGCGTCTGGTGACCAGTATGACGCCTCAGAGAGGCTGAAGGACCTCATATCGGTGAACGTCACATCGGTTGACTCGATGCAGCAGGCACTAGCAGAATTATTCATCAAAGAGGTTGCTGCTGTTGCTGTTGAGTACGACTTTGACCCCACGGTGAGCGGGTCGGCATTCCCGTTCGACGGCATGGATTCAGAGGAGACCTGTGCAGACTGGGTATGGGAGCTTGTCGGTCACGTGATCGACCTCTGGCACATGCCTGCCGTTGAGATTGCAGACCACTTCGAGGAGTGGTTGAATGAGCTTTCAGAGTACCACGAAGAAAAAAGAAGTTAAGCATTTGACAGGATCTGGTAATTCGCTATAATGTCATCTCACAAGCAACAACAGGAGCTAAAATGAGTTTTTTGAGTAACACAACGAGCGGTCCACAGAAGCGTGCGAGACGCACCTTTCTATACGGCACTCACGGTGTTGGCAAGTCAACGGCAGCAAGCAAGTGGGGCAACCCAATCTTCCTGCCAACTGAGAACGGGTGTGGCGACCTTGACGTGACGCGAACAGCGTTGCTAGAATCGGCCAAGGATGTTGTGGCAGCAGTCAAGGAAGTTCGCGAGAGCGACTTTGATACGCTTGTCCTCGACAGCATTGACTGGACTGAGAAGTTGGTTCAGCGTGATCTTGATAAAGAGAACTTTCAAGACGCCTTCGGACGTGGTGCGGTGGAGATCAATCGTAGAGTATCCTCCATCCTACGACTACTGGATTCAGTGATCGCCGCAGGCAAAGATGTCGTCTTGATTGGTCATGCCGAGATCAAAACCGTCACGCGACCAGACGGAACAAGTTGGTCAGCATATCAGCCCAAGTTGACTAAGCATGCAGCAGCATCTGTTTGTGAGTGGTGCGATGAACTTTTGTTCGCCCAGACAGTCGTTCTCACTCAGAACAAGCAGGTCGGTCTCAAGCAGGTCAGCGTTGGGGTTGAAACAGGTGACCGTGTTCTCTACACTGAGGGCACACCAGCGTATCAAGCCAAGCATCGCAAGCAGGGCTTGAAACCTAGCTACAATCTTTCGGACATCGAGTCCTACCTTTCAGACGTTTCTAAGTAACTTTAATCGGAGCATTAGCACTATGGCTTTCAATCTTTCACAAGAGCAGTTCGACGCAGCAAGCTCAGCAGCAAACGCACCTCGTGAGTTCACTCCAGTACCAGACGGGAAGTTCTGTGCTTCTATCCTTGAGGTAGAGGACACAAGCCGAACGTCGAAGGCTGGTAACGAGATCGAGTACCTGAAGTTTCAGTTCAAGTACGAGGGTGGTCAGTACAACAATCGTCGAGAGTTTGACGACTTGGTGTACGCCAACAGTGGTAGCCCCAAGCACGGGGAGATCGGTCAGCAGCGTATTGCTCAGTTGTGGGCAGCAGTCGGCGGTTCTGGTATTCCTAGCCTTCCCAAGTTTCTTGAGAAGGTCGGCACCAAGTTTGAGTTGGTCATCAAGACCAAGCCAAGCAAAGACCCTCAGTGGGGTCCGAGCCGAGACTTCTACTTCAATCCTTGCAGCGAAGACTGTCAGGTTGAGGACACGAGCTTTCCACCAGCCGATGGAGGAGGCGACATCTGGTCATAAGTCATAATTGACCAACCCCGTGGGGTCAGTAGCCACGTGGCAGGTGCGAGTCCTGCCGCCTCACCTTTCTATTTTTGATACCAAGGAGAACAGTAAGATGTTTAGAAACTTTTTGTTGATCGCGATACTCGCGACCCCAGCCAGTGCATACGCCGACTACCGAGACAACCCCAAGTGGCAGGACTATCAGTCACGCAGGGAAGCACGACGAGTTGAGGCACGGCACAGATTGTCCGAGGTACGGTCTGGTCGCAATTATAGCTGGACGCCTTTGAGCTACAGAAGCAACGTGAACGTGGCTATGCCTCATGGGCATCTCTACAGGAATCCGCCAGTCATGTGGTGGAATTGGCGTAGTCCAGCCCTGATAATAATCCGGTAAAATAATTCTGGAATATGTAAAGATTGTTGTTGACTCGCACGATACTACCTGTAGAATAGGGACATAACGAGGACAAACGTGCTGGGTATCACGCAAAACTGCCTAACCCTTTTTTCACTTACCCTAGGAGCAAGAGATGCCATTTAAGAAACCAGCACAGAAGAAAGCCCAGCCAGTCGTTGAAGCACCATCGCGGTACGGCAGTCACGAGTCAATGGTTGTCGATCAGGTAACCATTGGCGATGTCGAGTGGGTTAGCCTTCGGGACGAAAAAGGTACATATAATACCAGTCGTGACCGCCTAGACACTGGACTTGCTGACCCAAGACGCTATGATAGTGCAAGAGTAATCGAAACCCCCAACACTTTACTGAAGGTAGTCAAATGAGAAAGTCACTAGAAGCACTGGCGTTCCTGAGCTTGCTCCTGCTGTGGTCACTATCGGTGGTCAGCATCCCGTGGATTCCAGAGACCTGTATCGTCTGTGGATGCCAGCAGGGAGCTAATCACTCGGAGGACTTGCGAACACTAAGTATCTCAGAGTGGATACTTGATGATGTCCCTGACGTACACTTCTCGTGCTTTAAGAAGTACGATGCAGCGACACACAACCCAAATGGAGGCATCTGATGGACGCATACGAGAAGGGAGCAGACCTAGCAGAGGCACTGTACGTCAAGCTGGGTGAAACGCTGTCTGCACCAATAAACTTCATGTGCAGTCGGCCATACTTCAGATACCTTGAGCAACTCCCTACTCCCAGCGAGAGAGCAGACTTTGCGAAGGGGTATCGAGACACTTGGACTTGGAAAAACATAAGGAGCGGAATATGAGTAATGTTAAAGTTAAAGGCGTGTTGGACGAGAATGGGGTCAAGAACTTCATCATAACAAACACTGACACTGGCGAGTCCCACGTTGCAATGCGTCACGGCCAGTTCAACTTTAGTGTTGGGGAGTTCACAGGAACCTTGAAGCAGTGCAAGCAACTTGTCTCTGCCAGCAAGGTTGTTCACTTTGCTGACGCACCGCCAGAGCCTGAGAGCAACCACAGTTCATGGGATTGCGTGCATCCCTGTGCATTGCTCATACTGCTCGCTGAGGGTGGCGTCAGCAACAAGGAGATTGACAGGACGCTTAACGCTTTCGGGTGGACTACACCGGAGGGTTGGCGTGACATCAAAGGTGCATCAGAGAACTATGACAAGTGGAGCAAGTGATGAAGCTAAGATGGTATCAGCAAGAGTGTATTGACTCATTCATCAGTGACGCAGGGAAGTATCCGACCAAGAACCTGCTTGGTGCGTTGCCAACAGGTACTGGCAAGTCCGTTGTGATCGCAGGCATCTGCAAGGCTGTTGCTGATCGTGGTGGTCGTGTGCTTGTCCTGCATCGCAGCAAGGAACTGGTGGCACAGAACCAAGAGAGGTACTGCCAAGTCGATCCAGATGGTCTGTCGAGGTCCGGCGTGTACTCTGCTGGCATCGGCATCAGACAGACCAGCGAGCAGGTCACGTTTGCTGGCGTGCAGTCTGTGTTCAAACGTGCAGAAGAGTTCGGAAAGATTGACCTAGTCTTCGTTGACGAAGCACATCAAGTGAGCTTCGAAGAGAACAGTCAGTACCAGCAACTTATTAGGGGTGTTCGGGAGATCAACCCTGCTTGTAAGTTCATGGGCGTGACTGCCACACCATTCAGGACCAATGGAGTTATACACGGCTCCAAGCGTTCCCTGTTTGATCGCATGAGCTACACAGCCCCTCTCTCACGCATGTTTGAGGATGGCTTTCTAACTAAGCCTGTCACCCTTCCAACGAAGTCTGTGGACCTCTCAGGCGTCAAGGTGACGGCAGGGGAGTTCAATCAGGGTGAGCAGCAGTCGAAGTTCCTCTCATACTGGGCGACAGAGCAGAAGACGCGAGAGATTGTACAGACAGCCAACGAGCAGGGTCGAAAGTCAATCGCAGTGTTCTGTTCGGGTGTTGCCCATGCGGAGCTTGTCCACCACGAGCTACAGGCTCTGGGTGAGCAGTCTGCTGTTATCACCGGCGAGACTCTCCCAATCATCCGAGCGACCCAGCTTGAGAGATTCAAGACCCGAAACTTACGCTGGATCGTCAACGTGGACTGCCTAACCACTGGCTGGGATGCACCGTGCTGCGATGCTATCGTGATTGCACGTGGCACCCAGTCTGCTGGGCTGTTCGCACAGATCGTAGGTCGTGGGACTCGCTTGTATCCCAACAAGGACGAGTGCCATATTATCGACTTCGGTGGCAACATCGAGAGATTCGGGCCAATCGACTCCGAGACATTCGGTGAGGGGTTCATCAAAGACCCAACAGACGGCACAGGAGAGCCGCCTAAGCGTGTTTGCCCGAAGTGTTACGCAATCTTCGCCGCTGGCAAGAGAGTGTGTCCTGAGTGCGGTCTGGAGCTTCCAGAGCGTGAGAAGGTCATGGTCAGCACCAAGGCTGCGATCACCGTGAAGACTGAGCGGAGGACCGTGGTTCACGAGTCATTCAAGGAGTGGGTTCCCAAGGACGAGAACAAGCTGCCTACCCTGCGTGTCCAGTACAAGCTGTCTGTGGACGACGACAGGACACTTACTGGTGGTCAAAAGCGGTGGGCATCCGAGTGGCTGTGTGTCAACCACAAGGGCTATGCTCGCGAGAAATTTGAGGCATGGTGGAACGCCAGAAGCAGCACCTCGCCTCCTGAGACCATTGCAGAGTGTATGGCCATCATCGGTGCAGGGGGTCTTGCCAAGACTCTAGAGATCGACATCAGGCCAGACGGCAAGTTTGACCGCATTGTCAAGCACTATGTGGGCGAAAAGCCTGCGAGCGAGGACATGGAGGAGTTGCCATTTTAAGGCAGGTTATAATGTGTCACAGACAGGCAAGTGCCTCCCCACCGATCTGTGCCATTATCCGAATGGTGGTGGGGTGGGGTCGTGGTGTTGCTCCTTCCACGGCCCCAGTCTTTTTTTTATGGAGCAAAGGAGCAGTCATGTTTGATCTCAATAAACTCAACGAGAATCTGAAGGCAGGCACTGACCGCATTGGCAGGATACTAGGCAAAGAAACGCTAAAAAAGGTCAAACAAAATGCTTGGAAAGGTTTTGCGAAAGAAAACTCGGATGAGGATTCGGGAGATTGCCCGTCAGAATTACGTAACCCAAAAGGGCGACCGTGAGCTTCTGGCCTTTCGAGCCATCTCTGCCTCCCAGCGACAAATCAAGCAGGAGTTCGGCACTGGAATCATCTCCAGCATTCTGATCTCGCTCATGATTAAGCTGGCTGTCAAATACATTGAGGGATGGATCGAAGACAAACTCTTCTCATACAACGTGCCACAACAATTCGAGGAAGCAAAATGAAAAACAAAAGCCTACAATTCATCGCCGGATGCCTAGTCATTTACCTCACGTACCAGTTGCACTCGGCGGGATGGTTCGCGGCAGCAGCGTCTGTCTTCTCATCTCCGAGCGACCTCAATGGTTTCGGAAACAGTGTACTCGACCTGTTCTGGTCGGCACTTCCTCTGGTTGTTGATGCAGTCTGTACCGTTGGGATTATCGCACTCACCTTCCTGACTTTCATCTGGCGTCTGGTTCGTCCGTTGTGTGTGAAGCTGGCTATCCTTCTCGACAAGAAACTGGAGTCATACGGAATTGACTTGTACGAGCTTGACGGTCAGATGTCTCCTGCACCAAGAGGGTTGGACCTGACTGAGCTTGAGAATGTTCTGGGTCGAATCCTATCCAGAATCAGCAACTTGGAGAGTAAAAATGACGAAGGTTAATCTAAAGACAAAAGTGGACCGCAGGGAAGTGCTGGAAGTGTTGGCAAAAGGGGGCGTGTTGTCCCTGTTTGCTGGTGCTGGCTTTGTTGCTGGAAAGAATCGGGCAGACCATGTTACCCTCATCTCTGAGCCTGCACTCATGATCGTCCTCAAGGATGGAAGCAAGATCAGCAGCGGTCAAGGGCAGGTTATTAATAGTACTGCACTGCATCGTGCCTGCAAAAAAGCTGGCCTGAAGTTCAGATCATACAAGGACACGAGCGACCTTTTCCAAGAAGAGGAGTGGGTCCGCCAGATGCACAAGCAGGCAGTCAACTTCGGTTGTCCCTGTATCGTCGTTGTCGATGCCTTCGGTGCTGGCAAGTGCTACGAGATACCACAGACCATCTCAGAGGCTCTGTCACTCATCGGAGTGACCAAATGACATACGAATCAAAGAGAGAAGTTAACAGCGTCCTGACGCGATCTGAGGCTCTCAGGGGCAAGAGAGCGTTCGGCACTGGATACAAGAGAAGAGACTTCAAGGCTGATCCAGTTGGTAACCTCATCCCATCGTTTGGTGGGCGAGTGTTTGACCGCAAGGAGTGGCCTGAGTTGATGGCTATGCAAGACAAGAACCAGTCCAGCCCACTTGATTGGCACCGTGATGGGGTCGAGATAATGGACCAGCGGCAGACAAACTTCTGCTGGTGCTTCGGCACTGTTGCTGGAGTTGCTACGCAGTACGCCAAGACTGGAATCAATACACCTGAGTTCTCGCCTGCATCCACTGCTTGCATGATCAAAGGCTTTAAGAACGAGGGCGGCTGGGGTAGTCAGGCATGTAACGGCATCCAGCGTCACGGCATTGCAACCACAGACACATGGCCCAATGTTTCATTTAATAGGCAGCTCCCCTCGCTTCCAAGCGTCAGAGAGGATATGCACCAGCATGACCTTATCGAGTTTGAGGATCTTGGTGTAAACGCCTTTGATGAGATGATGAGCGTTCTTCTCGACCCACTTCATCCTGCACCTGTTACTGGCGGTTTTACTTGGTGGGGCCACTTGGTAATCCTACTGAAGGCTGTCAGATACCAAGGTCAGTGGGGAGTTATCTTTGCCAACTCGTGGGGCAAGGATTGGGGGGAGAGCGGAGGATATGGAGTTTTACTTGGAGACAAGGCTGTCCCTTACGAATCAATCAGAATTGGATCAGTTAAACCTAGGAGCAATTGAGATGAAAGAGATTACCATCGCCATACTTTTTATTATAGCAGCACACATTTTCTGCGTGCCGCTTTCGGACGATATTCAGGCCGTGAATCCACAGCCGGTCGTGATAGAAGACGTAGAGCCAGAGGTCAAAGTAAAGGGAACCATAGAACTCCAGCTCGCTGACTGGTGTACGCCATGCAAGAAATTTAAGGCAGCAGGGATCATTGCTGAATTGGAGGAACTCGGTTGGGAGATAAAGTATGTTTCCAACATAGGTAAGAAGTACCCATCCTTCAGACTTGTAATTGATGGCAAGGGACTTTCTTGGTCTGGCTATGGCAGCAAGTCTTCGTTCTACAGAACACTCAAGAGCAAGATGAAACAACTAGGGTACCCCGAAGATGGCAGAACCAACAACTAACGGACTCCTTATAGCGGCAATCACAACACTGGCGGGAGTCGTCACATACCTGTGGAAGCAGCTTTCGAGTCACTACTCAGAGCTGAAATCTGAACACAGAGAGTGCGTCGAAGACCGCGAGAGGCTTTGGAAAGCAATGTACTCAATTCACCCAGCGAGCAAAGAGATTAAGGAACTATGAACTACGACGACATTAAGGACATGACCAACGAAGAGGCGGTAGCGTACTACAGCCCACTGACTGTTTCCTACATTCCCTGCGGAGACCTTGAGAATCTACTGGACTGGGCAGGCGTTGCTAAACGCAATGCTGTTTCTGGTGCATGGGAAGGCAGCCTGATTGACTTTATGAATGTCATTGGAATACCTGCACTCAGCGAAGGACTTGGGGAATTGTTCAGTCACCTGAACAAGCCACGCAGTATGACCATCGACACGAACACTCAGCCTTGGGCGGGCAAGATGTCGGGGCTTCTCGCAGGTCTTGAACAAGCCGGTGCAATCAACTTCTCACTAACTGATTCCGTTGTGGCACTGGCTGGCGGCTACCTGAACCCAGAACTCGATGAATCGGCTGTTCAGGCACTGCGTGACGAAGAGGCTGTCAGAGTGAAGCGTAACAGCGATAACGCTAAGTTCTCTGCTCTGTTCAACGAGCATGTTTCCGGCCTCATGGATGGCTCAGGTAGCGATGCCGACATTATCGCAGGTATTCAAGCAATGGCCTCCAACTGGAGTAACTGATGCCTACAGGATTAGGTGACGAATGGGGCTGGTGGTGCCCAAGCCTCGACGACTCTGCGAATGACATCAGCGGCAACGCGAACCACGGAACCTATGTTGGCGGTCTTTCTACGACTGCCGACACTGGTGCCAGTGGTTCTCGTGCGTATGACATCGACGCCTTCACTAAGGGCGTGCAGCTAGATCAGGACATCCTGCTTGGCAATCAAGCCTATAGCTACGCATGCTGGTTCAAGCCTGACTCGAACAGCACTGGTGGATCTGACAGAAGAATCTTCGGTGCATTCGCTAGTGGAAATGTCAATGCGAACATTATGATCTCGCAGAAGGATGCTGGGCTTTACATGCTTGCCATCGCAGACTCTGGCACAACCTATGTAAAGGCCCTCACTACTTCACTCACCGCAGGCCAGTGGTACCACCTCTGCATTGTTGTGATCAACAGTGATCAGGGCTATTACGCTGGCTTCATTGATGGCATCCCGTTCACATTCTTCCAGTACATGGGAGTAGACGACGATACCGGACGCACGGGTCTTGAGTTCAATATTGGTGGCGGAACTAACAGTGGCTTCAATAAGGGTGCCTTCGGCCTCATCGACGATGTCAGGCTCTTTACTAGGTCGCTGTCTGATTCAGATGTCGAGCATATATCCACTTCACGCGGAATCCAAGGTTCACCGACATTCAGACGAGTTGCGGTTCGTCAGACACTTACTTACGTGACAGACACCAACCTGTTTTCACCATGTCAACCGAACACGCAGTCGGGACAGCCGCCATTCTCTGACTGGTACACCGCTGATCAGGGATTTGGGTTTTACTTCGGAACATACACTAGAACTCACTTCCGTAACAGAAACAGCAGTAACGCACCACAGCTTGCTGGCATGTTTTACAACAACAGTTCTGCTGTGTTCCGCATGGACCTACCCTCTGGTGCAGGAAAGTACAGGGTTTACTTCGCAGGCGTTGACCAAGCCGCTGGGCAGAACACTGGGTGGAGATTCAAGGACGGCGATGCAGGCACTGAGTTCGCCACGTTAAGCCAATCCACAACTACCACGCAGTACGTTGACATCACGAATACTCGCCAATCTGTGAGCGGGTTTGACTACGCCAACGAGAACTTCGTTGAGCATACCTTTACCAACGATCACTTCACGATCAACAGAGACACATCCCTTGCAGGTGGCAATGGCGTGATCTCGGCAGTGTGGTGCGAACTGGTAGACGATGGGCCTGATCCACCAGACCCTCCAAGCGGGTTCTACGACCCATTCAGCAGCAAAACATTCAATCCAAACTATACACGGAGAATTGGTTAATGCGACCAACAACATTCAAAGTAGACAATACGGTCTACTGGACAATCAGGACGTATACAGATGCTGGCGTGTTGGTCGATGCAGACTCAACTCCTAGCGTTGCTGTGCGGAAGAACGGTGCATCGGTTAACGACTCTGTGGCTGTCACCAAGCGTGCTGCCACAACGGGCATCTACGACTGCTCCTATAACCCAGCCGGTGAGGCCGAGGGTGACTGCTTCACAATCGAAGAGACAGCTACAGTATCGGCCCAAGCATACGAGAACGCATGGAGCATTGAGGCTCAGGCAGCAGAGCGTGGTACAGACGGTGCAAACACTGTCGCTCCTGTCGATGTGTCGTCTGACGTTACTGCTGTCCTAGCAGACACTAACGAACTCCAGCAGAACCAAGGCGATTGGGCTACAGCAACTGGCTTTAGCACATTCGACCACACGGCAGACGCTGTGATCACCGACACAGCCTCTAGGGACGCTTCTAAAGCCGATGTAGCAGGTCTCTCGACGTTTGACCCATCCTCGGACCTCGTGATCACAGACGCCGCCTCAAGAGCCGCTAGCAAGGCTGATGTATCTGGCCTGTCCACGTTCGACCACAACAGCGATCAGGTTGTTGCGTCCAACATGCGTGGAACAGATAACGCACTGCTTGCTGCTGACGCTCCTGCCAACTGGTCAACACTGATCGTCGGTACAGGTGCTGACGCTGGTAAGGTCACAACAAGCAACCCTGCTAGCGGGGGTGGGTCAAACCACACGGCTCAGGACGTTGCTAACCTGATCCTTGTCACTCCAGCTAACAAGCTGGCAACTGACGGATCTGGTGACGTTTCGGCTAACAACATGCGTGGAACGGACGGAGCTAACACCGTGACCCCTGTTGATGTCTCGTCAGACGTTGCAGCCATCCTTGCAGATACCAACGAGCTTCAGGGCAACCAGAATGACTGGGCGACCGCAACAGGCTTCGCAACGCCAGCGGACGTTACAGCGGCTCAGGGGGCTATCACAACAGCCATCGCTGGCCTGAACGACTTTGACCCAGCACTGGATGTTGTGGCTCATGTGACCCTCGTGGACACGACCACAGACCTGACCAACCAGAGCGGTGGTGGTGGCGGTGCTTCGGCTGCTGACATTTACACCTACTTCACGGATGGAACCCGTGAGGACGCATTCAAGGCCGACACAGCCGGTCTAAGCACGTTCGATCCAGCAAACGACACTGTAGCCAGAGTCACGCTGGTGGACACCACAACGGATCTGACGAACCAGTCAGCAGGCGGTGTGGGCATGTTCCAAGCCTCTGTCAGGGTTCAGGACAGCAATGGTGCAGCACTTCAAGGTGCTAGGATCAATGTGGATGGGACAACACTGTCGCTCACTACGGGCGTCAATGGTGAGGTGGTGTTTAATCTGGACAGCGGGGTCTACCTGCTGAACCTGTTACCGCCTGCCAACTATGACACACCTACGGGTCAGGTCTTGACTATAACATCAAGCGACCCAGCACAGACGGTCTTTAGCTTGACAAGCACCTCACCTCCAAGCGGTTGTGACGTGCCTTGGATTGGCTAGAAACTACGGTAAACCACAGCCCCTGAGCGTTCAGGGGCTTTCTTTTTTTGTTAAAGGATTTCTTTAATGGCCTCTATTACTTTGAGCCTGTCCAGTCTGGCAGGTCAGTCGGGGTTGACTCTCGACATTAGGAACGCCCGTCACCGAGAGGTGATCGAAACGGGTGTTGCCCTCACAGAGACATCGACGGGTGTTTTTGAGGGAACTAGCGTGGACAGCCTTGGCGGCAATATCTATATCTTGGATGTCAGAAGCTCAGGCGGCGTGCTGCTCAAGAAGCTGACCTACAGGTCTGCACCTGTTCCGCCATCGCACGATTCTGAGCATATGCCAAATGGTACCGTGGATCAGGTTCTCATTCACAATGGCACTGAGTACACGAGCGTGGACAACGATGCGATCAGCAACTTGGTTGCAGACGACATCCAAGGCTACTACGGCCTGCTCACAAACTTCTACTTCACGGGTGCTGTGCCAACCGTCACAGAGATCGGTGAAGATGATGTAGACAACTGGGTTGATGTTAATTTCGATGTTGATGCACTGGGCAACTTCGATAACAGACCTTCCTTAATGAAGGCGGCCAATGCTGTTGGTCATACTGGTGCTGGTACACCCGCAGATCCTGTGATCTTCTTGATCGAGGGATTGACAACCCGTGCTTCCGTAAACTTCCGTGCATCGCTCACATTTGAGCCGGATGTTGATGAGGCACAACTGGAGACGAGACTGTTGTTTGATCGACACAGCGGCACTACTCCAAGTGAGCAGTTCCCTATTGCAGATGTGTCATTGAACATGAACAACGGTGCAGATCTTGAGTACGATGCAGAGCCTATGCTCTCCTTCTTTGTTGGTGACACGATTGACACCAATGGCGTAGGCGATGCAGGTAAGTGCCGCTTCCAAGTCCGTTCAACAGTTGAAGGCACGCTGCGTATGCGGGCACTCACTTGGTACATTCAATCCTAGAGGAATCATTCAATGGCTAAAGTACAAATCTACGGAGATAGCAACAAGGGTTGTATCTTCTTTGACGGCTCGACTGTTGAGCCAAAGTTCCTTGGAACAATTATCGCGACTGTCAAGGCAAACGAGACAGACCGAATTGTCATCCAGCGTACAGACCGACTAGAGCGTGATGGTGTTACATTCCGCAAGCTGTTCCGCAGGCTGAAGGCTACACGTGTACAGAACCAAGCTGGCGAGAACCTTGTTGCAGACTTGGGATACAGCGTTGCACAAGTTGCAGAGTACATCAACCAGCAGGCATCTAACTACTCGGCTGGCGGTGCTGTGCGTCCTTCATTGGATGAGCATCCCAACTTCGTTCTCGATGCCACAAGCACAACCATCATGGTTGACAATGGCGAGAACTTCGGTGTGAACACACTGAAGGCTGTTCTTGGTCCAGATGGTTTGGTTGACATCCTGTCGGCAGACCACAGTGGCAACGCTATCGTTCATTACGAAGACTGCCCACACGAGAACCTTCAGATCAACGGGGACTTCATCTCTGGTGGACCAAACGATGTTGTCAACGCACTGAACGAACTGTTCACTGTTGGTGCATTCGAGAGTGTGGTTATTAGTGATCCATACGCAACCATGATTGCAGATGTTGGCGGCACGCTCGCCAGCGGCAACTCAGTTGGTGACAATGCGATCAACCCAGTTGGTGACGACATCCTTGCATCGAGTGCATCGCACTACAACAAGTGTGGATGGCTCTCAAGCGATACTATCGACCAAGCTGGCGAATACTTTACCTTCGATATCCGCGTAACAGATTCAATGGGCTTTGGTCTTGTTCAGGTTGACGGCGATGTCGAGTACGGTGTTGACAGCTATGGCGATCCCAACAGATTCTGTGACGGTGTTGCAAACTCAGCACACTGGGGATACCTGCACAGCCACTGGTTCCACTCTGGCAACAAAGGACCGTGGACCTATTACGGGCAGAACACTTCTGCTTCGCTCCGCAATGGTTGGTACAACTTCGGCACGAGCGAAGAGCGTGACAACTACATCGCAGACGCACCTATCAAGATGAAGGTTGGCCTCGACGCCAATGGCTACATCGAGATCAGCTACTGGGATGTTAGCGAGTCATCGTGGCAACAGATCCAGCGTTCATCATTCGCTGTACAGGATGGTCAAGAGTTCAAGCTGGGAGTGAAGATTTATGGCACACGTGGGCGTCTGCACACACAGCCAAAGATTCACTTGCTTGAGCCTGCTGCACCTGTCATGTACTTCCGGTATGTTGAAAGCCCAGATGGTTACTACAGCTACCCACTGTTTGCTACAGAGGCAGAAGCTGATTACTACGAGCTTACCGAATCTGGTGTTGACAATGGTAGCCATCAGCACGTCTACCCTGACGACCCAACCAACACTACTTGGTACATGCCAAACACGGCACACCAGATGAATCACGGGATATCGCCTGTTGGTCAAGGCATGACCTTCGATGGTAACGCGATCAACTGGACAGAGATCACAACACTGACAAATGCAGACCAAGCTCCAAGCCCGTTCAGTGGACCCGACTACACATTCAGTGAAGGCGATACTGTAGCTATTCAAGTTTCTCCACAAGATGTGTCTTACACGACCAGCGTGTCTGGCCTGCCTGATGGACTCAGCTTCACTGGCGGTTTCGCTGTACAAGGAACTACTCGCCACGTTTATGGCGACCAAGACTACGTTGTAACTGTCACTAGAACAAATGCCTACGGTTCAAGCCAAGGCACGTTCACATTAACAGTCACAGACGATGTATCTCAGAACGCTATCAGTGGCACGACCATTTACGGTCAGAACCCTATCACGCAATCGCCTGACACGGTTCACCACTACAGCGGTGCAGTCAATCTTGATGTTGACCTAAGCCTTGATGTTGGGACAGAGATCATCTGGACGCAGCATAATGCTTCTCCTGTTGGTGGAGTTGGTCAGTATCTTCAGATCGGCATTGCAGATGCTGGCATCGACAAGATGACCACACAGTTGGGTAACAACACGCAGGACTGGCAGGTCAAGGCGACCATCTGGACCGGCACGTTAAACCACAACTGGGCAATCGGTTGGACTGACAGCAACAGTGCTTCCTATGCTGAGTCGAACGACAACATCCAGTGGAAGCTGGCGTTCCCTTCGGATAACGGTCCTATTGAATTGTACCGCGATGGCGTTCTCGTTAGAACATCGTCAGACAACTACAGTGGATCACAGACGTTGACGATTGGCGTGCCTGTTGCATACAGCACAACAACACGCATCCCTGCATTCACTCGTGCAGATATTAACTACGCTGGAGATCCTCCTGCTGGCTTCACGCAAGAGCATGGGGACATGGATGATCCAACCACTCTTGGCAGCGGCGGAGTTGTTAGCCTTGATCAGGTGCTTCCTGTTGGCAAGCGTCTGTTGGTCAACAAGTCATGGATCGAAGCAAATGTTCTTCCATACTGCACAAACCCTCTTGAGAAGGCATACATCGGCGTTCCTAAGGTTGGTGCAAACTGGAACAGCGTTGACCTCCACACTGACTTCGATGCAGTAATGCGATGGGAAGGGCAATCAAGCAATGCCCATAAGACCACGATTGCAGATGGTAGCGATGCTGTTGCAAGACATGAATCGAACATAGGTTCAGCAACGAATGCTCACTACCACTACGCGATTGAGTGGGATGGCACTAACTTGACTGTCTTGCGAGACACTGATGTCAGCAAGTTCAGCAATGAGCATGACAAATATCAGTTCCAGTCATACTCGTGCTACGAGAACTATGCCGCACAGTCAGGTGACCTGCCTCTGGTAATGGCTACCAAGACTGGCGGAACGATGTCTCTCACAATGAGTGGCATCAGCCTAGTTGACATCCCTTCAGCCCCTGTGAACAATCTGACGCCTTGGACCAAGGCACTGGATTTCAGCGGCTCCTCCGAGCGTGCATTGCAGGTGACTGGGGCATCCTTGGCTAATCCTTTGATGATGGATGGGCTTTCGGTAACCACATCGGCTCCTGCAAGTGCTGGCGATACGTCATCCGACACAGAGGCACGCCCTTGGGCAACTGCCATCGTGTTCCGGTCAGACAAGCACAACTCCAATCAGCATATCTGGAACAGCGGGGAAGGGTCTGGTGGCGACAACATCTACATCAGGCAATCATCGTTTGGAAGCCTTCACTTCGGGTGGGGTCGGGATGGTGCATTGAATGAGTGTGCATTAGGAAACGTATCAACCACAACTGGTTGGCACGGCATCTATATCGCTCACAACGGCACTAGGCTAAGTGGCAGTGATGCAACTGCCGCCAACCTTGCAGATGCTTTCAGTATCCGCAGGATGGGCTCAGAGTGGTCAACACCATTCGGTGGACTGGGCAGTGAGTTGTCTACATCAGGCAACTGGGTTACCAATGGTGGCAGAATGGATCGCAGCATCCTAGGCGAGTTCACTGTTGGTGGCAGAGGGTCTAACAGATCCTTCCACGGCAAGGTAGCTTCGATGATCGTCACAACCCTGAAGCGTAGTACATCTATGCCAAGCGATGCAGAGGTTGAGTTGATGATCTCCGACCCTGTCAGGTGGTTGAATGAGTGGAAGATCGGTAACGACTACCGAGAGACCAGCGGCAACTACAACAACCCTAACTTTAGCCTGTACGACTCAGGTGCTAGAAGGGCCACACAGATCTGGCTCATGGGTGACGGTAACATGGACTCATACTCCAACATGATCCGCAACATCGTAGACGACTTTGATCAGAACTACACCAAGCTGAATATGATCAGCATGGTTAGCAATGACATTCAGAACGTCAACATCAACGGGTTAAGCTAACCCTTCCTAGCGTCCCCACACCCTCTGCCCAGAAATGGGTAGGGGGTGCCTAGGGGGTGCTTTTTGAGACGCACGCAACACACCCTCACAGCCATTCTAACGAGACATGAAGAAGATCTGCCCCAACGGTCACACATACACCACAGCGAAGTGTAGCGAGTGTCGTAGGCCCTCACAGGCAGGCAGGGAAAGGTTGTATGACCACAGATGGAACATGCTCTCCAAGCGTAAGAGAACCATCAACCCGCTGTGTGAAGACTGTGAGGCAAAAGGCAGGGTAACACCTGCAAGCGAAGTACATCACATCGTGCCGATTCTTACGGACAAATCACTGATGTATGAGTGGAAAAACCTCGTGTCCCTGTGCGGGCACTGCCACGACCTGAGACACAGAGACCTGAACCAAGGTCATTGAAATTTTTTTTGCGGCTCTGGGAAAAATGCTTTAATAGAGGTTTCTCAGATTTTGCCGAAGAAAAGTCAAAAGTGGACCAACATTCGGAAAAAAAGCGACTGCCAGAATGGCATGCCAAAATGGCACTGCCAGATTGACAGTGTCAAAGTGACAGGGTGGTTTGCTACCCCCCCCTGCCAAAATGTCAACTGAGAATCAGTCTCAATAGTGCATACTTTCCTTGTTGAGAATCAAGCTGGACTTAATTCACCCCCTTCCAGTCGAGCCAGTTGATGTGGTTACTGTCGAGCCAGTCGATGTAGTTGCTGTCGAGCCAGTTGCCACCGAAGTGATCGACGTGGTTCGACGCTGTCACGCCTGCCTTGCGTGTTTTCATTATCGCCTGTGAAGCGACTAAAAAAAGCCCTCTGTCGACTCTGCTGGACACATTGTGTCCACTGTGGTCGACAGTTCTCGGAAAAACTTTTGACGGTTTCGCACCGCAAAACACGAGAAAAACGAACGGCCAACAAAAACTTTCGGAAAAAGGTTCGAGAATACCCTTGCACTGGTTCGATATGTCCCATATCTTTCACCCATCGAAGCAAACAACACCCGCCAACGAGGATGCAAAACAATGGTTAAGCGAGTCCAGCATGGGCAATCATCACAAGGCCCTTTCAAGATCTTTTATTTCGTCAACCGTCCAACTATTAAAATTCAATGCAAATACTAAAACGACTACTAGAGGACTACCTTTACTTTCTAGAAGATGCTTTTCACACTTACACCAAGTAACCAAGGAACCCGAAACATGCTTTTTCAAGTTATCTCAACAGCAGACGCAGCAAACCAACTGTTTCAAGACGACAACGCAAACTGGACCTACGCAGGTGCCTGTGCGATGGCAGAGCACCTAGACGAGCTTCACGAGGACTGCAGCGGCGACTGGTCGTTCAATGTGGTCGATGTTCGCTGCCAGTTCACAGAATACACCCTAGAGGAGCTTATTAGGCAGTACGGCCACATACAGTGGCGTGACCTTCCAAGCGATCCGGCATGGGCAGCAGAGTGCGAGGAATTTGTGGAGGAGTTCTTAGAGGCACTCCACGATCACGCAATTGTTATCGAGGTTGCTGAAAACGAAAGATACATTGTCAGCGACTTTTAATCACAAGCACGACACAACACAACACAGGAGCAGAAGCAATGAATAATCCAAGACTTAAAGACCTCAGTGAGCTGCGCCGCAACTACGATAAGCGAGTCGCACAGCAGAGAATGAAAGTATTCAGCGGCAATGTGTCGGCTGTTGCCCGCTCTCTAGGCGTCACTAGGGATACCGTTTACAAGATGCTCTCAAGCAAATAACACCAGCCAGCACAGCAAAACAAGGGTAAAAGATATGATCCATACTGGCGAATCACTGAAATCACAAGACTGCAAATTTGAGAACTTCCATTATCAACTCGTTGACGGTGAAAAGTACCAGTTGACAGACGAAGAGGCCGGTTGGCTCGATCATGTTTCTGGCAAGTACTCAATCGCTGATCATCTACGGGAAAACATCGAGCAATGCAAAGAAACAAATGCCCTAGTGTATACCGTTGATATTATCGGCATGAGTAGGGCCCTGCAGGATGACGGCTGCGACCACAAGGCTGCCTGCTTGGACGACGCCACGGCTTTACAGGCTATATTCTTCTATTCTGCTACAGAAATAGACCTTAATGAGTATTGGGAGGCATAGCCACCAAAAGCACAGCAGACAGATCGCAAGCCCCGCTAGGCAACCCCTAGCGGGGTTATTTCGTTGGTATGGGCACAGGGCACCACAGGGCACCCCATGCAGGGCAACCCACACAGGGCACTACATGCAGGGCAACCCACACAGGGCACCACACAGGGCAGGGCACCACATACGGGGCACCACATAGGGTAGGGGGGTGCAACTGGGCACAGGGCACAGGGCACAGCATAACCACAGGGCACAGGGTAAAGGGCACAGGATATCCCCATCAGGGGCCACAGGATGCCCCCTCTGTGACGTTCTGTGCATAGGATGGGTAATCACACCGGCATGACACAGGACGCAGCACGAGGCGTCACAGGTGGGCAGGATTGGATGCCCCACAATATGGGGGGGGGTGACAGTTTGACTGGCACTACCTCACTATTGAGAATGATTCTCATTATCATCGTCTCAATAGCTTGTTGATAATCATTATCAATATCAATTGCTTGTTGATAATGATTCTCAATAAGACACTATTGAGAATGATTCTCATCATCATTGTCTCAATCTCAGGATGAGACACCCCCCGATTTAGGGTAGACGACCCCCTGCATGAC